TAAATATTGTACCAACTCCTGCTCCAACACCAGCACCAACTCCGGCTCCTACACCAGCGCCTACTCCTGCTCCGACGCCAGCGCCTACACCAGCACCAACTCCTGCGCCAACTCCACCTACACCAGCACCAACACCAGCGCCTACACCTGCTCCAACACCAGCACCAACTCCGGCTCCTACTCCTGCACCTACTCCAGCTCCGACTCCTGCTCCAACACCAGCACCAACTCCGGCTCCTACACCAGCGCCTACTCCTGCACCTACTCCTGCTCCAACACCAGCACCTACACCAGCGCCTACACCAGCACCAACTCCTGCTCCATCATATGATGAGCAAGTTGCAGCAATCGGTGATGTAGATATATTTGAAAATGATGTATGGAGAATCTGCGTTCAACCGGGTGCAGGTGCTATATACGTTCAAGTAACTGGAGGAGCACCTGGTACTAGATTGGATTTATCAGGTTCATTTGGTACAGGTTATGATTTCTTAGACGGATCGGGTTCATGGACATCTAACGATATTTCATCGTTTTTCGGCATAGGAACAACTGCGAGTGTTACATTTACATTTACTGCTACAGGACATACCAGAACTATTAATTTAGTAGGTGTGAATTGTAATATATAAAACTATGACTAAACCAACTTGGATAACCCCAGCAGGATTTATAGGAACAGTTAGTGAACTTGTTTCTACATCAACATCTATTATTGCATCAGGGACCGGTGTAACATATAGCTTAATCAGTGGTATATTGCCTGTAGGACTTAGTATAAGTTCCGGAGGAGTTATATCTGGTATACCAGAAGCAGTAGTTAATAAGGTCAGGAAAAAGTTCGTTGTAAGAGCTAAAAATATAGATGGCGTTACAGATAGAACCTTTTATATGGATGCAGAAGGTCCAGATGATCCTACATGGAGTACTGCACCAGGATATCTTCCTTTGGGTTATAACGAAGAAGGTTATATACTGAATAATCAAAATATAGATTACAATTTGGCAGCATCTGCTATCATTCCCGATGATTCCCGTATTCAATACTATATAGAAGACGGAGATGGTAGTTTGCCAAATGGTATACGTTTAGAAAAAAATGGAAGAATACACGGTAAAGTTTATGAAGAACTACCTGCAGGATCTGTTCCTATTTTATTTCAGTTTTATGTAACAGCCACAGACGGAGTAAGTTCGACCAAACGATATTTTAAGTTTTATGTTCTAAGTCCTGACCTTTTCAGAGCCGATAGCACATTTTTCCTCTTTACTGCTTCATTTATAACAAGCTCTACCCTAGTAGCACTTACACCTACAAGCTCAACAGTTTACAGTTTTAGTTCAAACCTTAATACATTAACTGATCTTTCTTTATTGTCTATAAATGATATTGTAACATCGTCTGTTACCGGTATTCCTATTAATACTAAAATTACCGCAGTGACTACTAACTCATTTACTCTAAATAAAGCTACCACAGCGGCCATGCCTTCAGGAACAACTCTGACATTTTCCAGAGCAGTAGGAATAGATATTCTAACTATAGATTCATTAGAAAGCAGTGTAGGGTATCTTCAACCTCCACAGTTTTTAAATGGTACAGATTTAGGTACAGTAAGAGCTAATAACAATGAAGATATCAGTGTAGAAGCATATGATGCTGCTCCTTATAGAGGTCCTGTTACATACAGTTTAGTTACAGGGACCACAGTGGCTACACAGTTGCCAGAAGGATTATCACTAGATAGAGAAACAGGATATATTTGGGGTAACATTCCTTATCAACCTGCTTACACAAGGACATATTCTTTAACAGTACAAGCAACTAAAACTGACAATAGGTACGGAACAGAAGTAACAGCTACAAATACCTTCACGTTGGCGGTTAAGGGTGAAGTAGAGAGCAGCATAGCATGGGTCAGTGATTCAGACCTAGGCAGTATAGAAACAGGCACTATAAGTGAGTTAGCTGTAGAGGCACGGCAGATATCTAGTGAGTACTCTATAAAATATAGTGTTATTTCTGGGAACCTTCCGCAAGGATTATCTTTAGCCAGAGACGGAACTATAACAGGTATGGTTAGTTATAATCAAACTGGTACATTCATCTTCGATGTATTAGCTAGCGATGTTTACGAACTTAGTTGGATAACAAGAACATTTAGTCTAAATGTTACAGAAACCTCTAATAAAGAATATACAAAAATCTATTGTAGACCATTCTTAGCCAAGGAAAAAAGAACATTATATACTGAATTTACAAGTAACAACTTTACTTTTGATCCTAGTTTAATTTATAGATATTATGATCCAAACTTTGGTGTACAATCTAGTTTGAAAATCTATTTAGAATTTGGCATAGAAAAAGTAGATTTAGAATCATATGCAAACGCTCTGACAGAAAACTTTTATAGAAGAAAGTTATATTTTGGAAATATTAAAAAGGCCATAGCAAAAAACAGCGCAGGCATAACTGTATATGAAATAGTCTATGTAGATGTAGTAGATGATATGATTACGAGCACTGGAACCAGTGTTAGTAAGCAGATTACAATGAACAATAATACTTACTTTCCTGCAAGTATAACAAATATGCGTTCAAAGTTAGAAAGTATAACATTACCAGATTCTAGTATTATTTCAGTAAATCCAGATTTACTACCTCGATTTATGAATACGGCACAAACAGGATCATATCAGTTTCCGGGATATATGAGAGTGATTCCATTATGTTATGCGTTACCTGGTCAAGGGGATCGAATCATTAGTAGAATAAAACTGTCGAACTTTGACTTGAAGTTACTGGATTTTGAAATAGATAGAATAATAGTGGAGAGTAGTACAGATAGCACATCTGCTAAATATCTGTTACTGGGACAGCAAAACCTTTCAGGATACTAAGAACTAATGCCTATTGCTCCATTACCACAGCTGACTAATCCTACTCCAGGTGAGACTCTTATCCTGGTTCAAGATTCATCTATAAACCAATATGTTACAGTAGCTCAATTTACACAACTATTAGCTCTTGCAGGATATCCAGAAGGACCACAAGGACCACAAGGCCCTCAAGGAGTTATTGGCCCACAAGGACCCAGCGGACCAGAAGGAGCAACAGGTGCAACAGGACCGCAAGGGCCACAGGGACCGCAAGGTCCGCAAGGGCCACAAGGACCACAAGGCGCAACTGGACCACAAGGACCACAAGGACCGCAAGGTGCTACTGGACCACAAGGACCTATGGGACCACAAGGTGCAACTGGGCCACAAGGACCTACAGGTTTTCAAGGTGCCACAGGACCAATGGGTCCACAAGGCGCAACTGGACCACAAGGACCCGATGGACCATCAGGGCCAACCGGACCTTCAGGTGCAGATAGTACAGTACCCGGGCCGCAAGGCCCACAAGGACCGCAGGGACCACAAGGAGTAACTGGACCGCAGGGACCACAAGGCGCAACAGGTCCACAGGGACCACAAGGACCGCAAGGACCACAAGGCGCAACAGGACCGCAAGGACCACAAGGTGTAACTGGCGGAGTAGAACTAACAGTTACTAACAACGGATCAAGCGATTATGTTATAAATGGATCAAACGATCCTAATCTAACACTTATAAAAGGGTTCACTTACTACTTTAATATTTCAGCGTCCGGTCATCCATTTTGGATTAAGACAGCGCAGGTAACTGGAACAGGTAGCGCATACACATCGGGAATAACAAATAACGGCACAGATAATGGTATACTAACATTTACAGTGCCATTTGATGCGCCCGCTACTTTATATTATATTTGTCAATTTCATAGTTCAATGTCAGGTGCTATTAGCACTAGCGATGTGGGACCGCCCGGGCCACAAGGGCCACAAGGGCCTCAAGGAGTTACTGGACCACAAGGACCTAGTGGACCAACAGGACCGGATGCTAATCAGTCACTGAATACTTCCAATGATGTACAGTTTAATAGTTTAGGAGTAGGCACAACAGCAAGTGGCGTTACAGGTGAAATAAGAGCTACTGATGAAATCACTGCGTTTTATGCTTCCGATATAACATTAAAAGAAAATATTATTAATATAGAAAATCCTATAGAAAAACTTTTCAAAATTAGAGGTGTGAAATTCGATTGGAAAGACGATTATATACAGAAGCGCGGAGGTGAAGATGGCTACTTTGTTCGCAAAAAAGATGTAGGCATTATAGCACAAGAAGTAGAATCTATACTTCCTGAAATCGTAGGTCAACGAAAAGATGGTATTAAGGCTGTACGATATGAAAAACTTATTGCTCTTTTAATAGAGGCAGTTAAGGAACTAACACATCGTATTGATAAAAAATAAAGTACAATGATAATTAATCCAATAAATATCTTGTCAATTGGAGTCTTATAGTGTCTAGCACAGCTACAACTTATCTAGGTAAAGTTAACCAAAACTTCCCTGTAAAAGGTCAGGATAATGATTCACAGGGGTTTAGGGATAACTTTCATAACCTTGTTGAAGCTATACGTGCTGTAGATGAACGAGCAGACAACCTAGAACTTTATGCTATTAAAACGGATAGTTCTGCTACCTTTTTAGGTAACACATTTGAAGATGTTAACTTCAAAAATACATCTAAAGAACTTTACGAATACGACCAACAAAACGGTTTTATTACTATAAATTATGAACTAGGACATTATCATAAGTTTGAAGTAGGCAGCGGTTCGCATACTGTAGACATTACAAACTGGCCCATAAGTGGCAAGTCTGGAAGATTGACTATAAGTATTTCAACACCCGCAGGTGTTAGCGCAAGTGTAACATTTAATAACAGTATAAGTTTAGGACCTGATGATAATCCTTTTGATTTGTTACCCGGGGACACTACCGTATTTGAAGTATGGAATGAAGGCGAACAAACATTATGTTATGTTAAAAAGATAAATGATTTCGTCTTTGATGGAAGCACAACCACAACTCGTGTTTGGATGAATGAGCTGCTACTAGGTAATATTAATGATGCTGGTAGCAGTAACCTATTTGTTACCGGAACCAACAATGTAACAGTTGTCAGCAATAGTTTACGCTTCGGTGAACTGGCTCTAGTTCCAAATAGAATAACAGTAGAGGTTATTGATGCCATAACAGATAGTCCTACAGATACTAGTGCTACCGTATTCGCTGTTAATACAACAACAAATATTCAGCCCGGAGCATTTGTTAACTTTGATACCACATATGCTACATCTACAGTTACATCAGTAGACAGTGTTAATAACCAAGTTACTGTTTTCCCTGCGTTCCCAGTTGGTATAGGCACAGGCACTATTACTTTTACTAACCCAACATTTGGATTGCAACCAGTCGTTGTTACTATGGTGGAAACTGCGGCATCTGCAGAAACTGGTAGAATAGGTAACTACAAAGGAAGTATATACGCTAGAAAAAACAACTTAGAAATAACGTTTGCAGAGTTCGGAGGCAACCAAACACAGGCAAATACTAATACATTTGTTGTATCAACTATGCCTGATCATACTGATGTTTATAATACCAGTACAGATTTAGCCAGTGCTAGTTTTGTGCATAACATACTACCATTTGGTTCAATAATCATGTGGTACGGAATATCTAGTAATGTTCCCACAGGATGGCAAATATGTGACGGAACTAACGGCACGCCAGACTTAAGAAATAGATTCGTTATCGGTGCAGATGCAGACAATGGTACAACTGCTACAACTAGTGTAACAGGCACTAATGCTATTATAGGCGGTAGCGCAGATGCTACTCTTGTAGAGCATACACACGTGGGGTCCAGTGCTGCTGCATCAGGTGGTACCCCAAGTGGTAATGTTGCTGTAACAGTAGTAGATGAAGGGCACAGTCACGTAATAAGTAACCAAAGTAATGATGAAGCAGGTAGCGGTAAAGTTGCTGTAGGTAGTAATACCCCAGAAGGCGAAGATCCTGTAACTAATGTGGCCTACACAAACATTAGTGTAGCAGCAGAGTTTTTAGGAGATGAACTTGCTGAACACGAACATACGCTAACTATTAACACAGCAGGTAGTTCTGCAACTGGTATGAACTTACCCCCATTCCGTGCTCTTTATTATATTATGAAGATGGCAGGGTAATGTATCATCCGTTATTAGAACCAGCTATCAAACTAAAAGATCAAGAACTAGAAAATAGAATATTAGATCTTACTAAAAAATATCACATAGCGGCAAATATGGGTCAGGGCGGAGTATGTCAACAAATCTTATGTGCTTTGCAAATGTACAAAGATGAAATGAACAAGCGACAACAAGCGGCACTAAAATCATCAATCAAAAAACAAGATAAGGACTTCGATGATCTAATAAATGTAAATTGATATGAGTACATTTATTTGGCCTACAAACTTTATTTCTAATGTTATAATAGATAAAAAAATAATACCTAATAACTACTCCTTACAGGTCTGTATGGAGCCATTAGAAAGCAGATCAAAAATATCTTTAGGATTTAAAAAGTTAAAATACTTTGTAGACTATCATTTACATAACTCTATTTTGATAGATGTTAATAATACAAAATTAGAACTTATTAAAAATTTCGACAACAATATAATTGAGTTTCCTTCAGAGCCATGGGATTATGTGATTGGCATAATATTATTGAAAAAATTTAACCAAATAGCCAACAAATATCTCATTATACATTATATGACTATTGACAGTGTAATGGGCGAGAATGTAAAATATAACATACATGATGAACTAGATTTAGATATGGAACTCGAACCTAACTGCTGGTGGGATAAAGACAGTCCTTCGACTAATAGTAAAAATCTAAGTTGGGAAGATTTCAACATAAAAGATAGTGGTAACTTTAAACCAAGAATTATACAAGGCGGTATTCAACCATAATGGAAATAGATAAGTTTGGTAGAGTTATTATAGACACAGATCAGGCATTTGATCTACTTTACAAAGGCAAAATAAAAAGTCTAAGTGAAATCTTCTTTGTAGATAACGATTTAGTTCGTCAATATAATACTTCTAAAAAACGCAATGCAGATGATATTCCAACATTACGGGTAGTATCAGATATAGGCAGTTTGGAAGAGTTCGATAAAGCTAATCAAAATACATGGTTTATGCCCGAAGAGTACTGTGATATGGATATAGAAGGTTATCTAGTTCATGTATGTCCAAAGGAAAACTATCAAAGACTTATTGAAGAATTAAGATTATTTAAAAAGTATAACATGATGGATCTTCTTAAGTATTTGAAATATCTAGTGGATGTTATGAGAGAAAATAATGTAGTGTGGGGTGTAGGAAGAGGAAGTAGTGTAGCAAGTTATACATTATTTTTATTAGGAATCCATAAAATAGACAGCATTAAATATAAATTAGACATGAATGAATTCCTAAAGGAGAATGAACATGGTATATAGAACAATGCAGGGTAAAGTTATTGACTTAGAAAAACTTATGCGTCAGAATGAACTAACACCTGCCGTAGGTAATATGAAAGTAAATGCAAGAGGCGATGCTATAGGGCAGGGCGGAAAGATTGTTAAAAAGCGAGAAGATATTGTAGCAGAATACTACGCAGATAACCCTAATGCTAAACCACGTAGAACACAGCCAAATGTAAAGCCGCAAACTAAAATAGAAGAAGTAGTTAAAGAAACTATATCTAGATCTAAAAAACAACAAACAGAGGAATAAATGAAAGTAAAAGGAACTATTAAACCATTACGTGATAGAGTATTTGTAACAGAAATGCAGTTCGGAGAAGAACGAACACGCAGCGGTATCTTTATTCCGGGTGCAGATGGAAAAACACAGGGTATTATGCCAAGATGGGGTAAGGTATGGGCTCTCGGTCCTGAGCAATCTGAACTGTCTATTGGGCAATGGGTTCTTATTGAACATGGTAGATGGACCAGAACGGTGGAGTTTGAAGATGAAAAGGGCGAGATTACTGAAGTTAGAATGATAGACAACAACGCTATCATTGCAACAAGCGATGAAAAACCAAATGACGTTTATAGAGCAGTAGCATAATGGGCTTTCAAAAACGGTGGGATGTTTCAGACATTTACAGTCAAGTTAGAGCTATGAGCACAGAAATAAACAGTCATTACAATGACGGATTTACAGCTTTTTATACAAAGCAAGAGTTATACCAAATAAAATGGTTTATAGATGATACTTTAAAAAACTGTATATCATTTTCAAATGAAGCTGAATGGCTTAAGGAAGAAAATAAAAAGAGGTTAGTCAAAATCCTTAAAGATGAAATGTAATGTTTGTCATAAAGAATACAATCCCGACTGCGATTTTAAACAAGGGCGCTGCCCTCATCATCCACCTACAATTACACCAATACTCATTGACAAATACAAGATGAGATTTTATACTCTATTACGTAAGTTAATAGGGTTAAAATGATTTTCAATAAAATAAAAGAACTTAAGGCAGCAGGCCTTAAGATAGGAATAACCTTCTCTATAGGTTAAATGTAGTCAATGTGATAAATACATATCATGTTCGGATACATTTATAAAACAACAAATTTAATAAACAATCGAGTTTATATAGGAAAAAAGAAAAGCACATCATTTATTTCTGATTATTATGGATCAGGAATCGCACTTAAAGAGGCAATTAAAAAATATGGTAAATCCAATTTTGTTATAGAAATTTTAGAATGGGCTGATACAAAGAAAGAGTTAGATGATTTAGAAATTAAAAATATATCATTTTTTTCATCCATATATAATTTGTATAACATAGCGAAAGGTGGCGATGGCGGTGATACCCTCTCTCATCACCCTAATAAAGAAGCAATATACAGAAAACGTTCAGAAAGTCTTAAAAACTGGCATTCATCTTTAACAAGTGAAGTTAAAAGAGAATATAACAAAAAAATAAGCAACTCTAAAAAAGGCAAGTCTAATGGGCACGAAGGTCTGAAACATTCAAAAGAAACTAAAGAAAAAATACGTTTAAGTAATATTAATTTAGATAAAGGCAATGACCCAGAATGGATTAATGCTCATAAAGAAGCAATGGCTAAAAGAAAGGGTAAACCTTTACCAGCAAAATATAAACCTGTAATCGTAAATGGTGTAGAATACGAATCAATTAAAATGGCTCAGGAATTATTAGGCATAAAACACAGGGCTACATTTTACAAGAAGGTAAAACAAGGACATATATTATTGGAATACAAATGATTTTTAATAAAATGAAAGATTTGAAAACTGAAGGTAAAAAAATCGGTATAGTTTTTTCTTCGTTCGATCTATTTCATGCAGGACATGTAGCAATGTTAGCAGAGGCTAAAAACCACTGTGATTACTTAATTGCTGCTTTACAAACTGATCCTACTATAGATAGACCAGATACCAAAAATAAACCAATACAAAGTATTGTAGAACGGCAAATACAACTTAGCACTAATCGTAATGTGGACGAAGTTGTAGTATATCAGACAGAAAAAGATCTAGAAGACCTCTTGCTTATTCTGCCTGTAGATGTTAGAATATTAGGAGTTGAATATGCAGACAAAGAATTCACAGGCAAATCAATATGTCGCGACAGGGGCATTGACATCGTATACAATAAACGCGACCACAGCTTCTCTAGTTCGAGTCTTAGGAAGCGGGTCACCCAAGCAGAAACCAAAAGTAAGGAAACAAATGGGCATTAAATATAGTTTTAAAAACTGGGTTCGTCGTTGGTTAACTGAAGATGAGGCAGTGAAAGAATTAAAACCCTCTAGATTAGTCGAGTCTACAGACTTAGACTCAAACCAGCCTATGCGTATTACTATTCATAGAGCAGCAGGTGGTTTGGTTATAGAAACTCGTACCTATGACCGTGTTAAAGATCGTCAGAATCAAAACCTGCATATTATTACTCATGAACAAGACCTAGCAGAATCATTAAGTAAAATCATCACAATGGAGTCCCTACGTGGCTAAAGAACTTTGGGTAGAAAAGTATCGTCCAAAACAACTTGAAGAATATGTTTTCAAAGATGTAACTCAAAAACGTCAGGTGGAAACTTGGGTAAAAGAAAAATCCTTTCCGCATTTGTTGTTAAGTGGCTCTGCAGGTATTGGCAAAACTACTCTAGCAAAAGTTTTAATAAATGAAGTCGGTATTGAACATTATGATATTCTAGAAATCAATGCGTCTAGAGATAATAATGTAGAAACTGTAAGAGATAAAATAATTAACTTTGTTCAAATGATTCCATTTGGACCTTTCAAGGTGGTATTATTAGATGAAGCAGACTATCTCACACCTAATGCGCAGGCTATTCTCCGGGGTGTCATGGAAACCTATTCCAATCATAGTAGGTTTATACTTACTTGTAACTACCCTAACCGTATTATCCCAGCTCTCCATTCCAGATGTCAAGGGTTTCATGTTGAACGGACTGATAGCACTGAATTTACTGCTCGTGTTGCTACTATTCTCGTCGAGGAAAAAGTAGACTTTGAACTAGATGACTTAGATTCATATGTTAAAATAACCTATCCAGACCTTCGCAAATGCATCAATATGGTCCAACAAAATGTAAGGGATGGTGTTTTACACAGTCCTAGTAAAAACTCGGACGAAGGTGGCGGAGATTGGAAAATAGATATGGTGGAACTCTTTAAGGCAGGCAAGATTGAAGAGGCAAGAAAACTGCTGTGTGGTAGAGTTCCTCCTGAGGAAATTGAAGGCATCTATGTTTGGATGTACCAGAACTTAGACTTATTTGGAGATACTGAACAAAAGAAAGACAGTGTTCTTCTTGTCATAAAACAAGGTCTAGTAGACCATACACTAATAGCTGATCCAGAAATTAACTTGGCTGCAACATTGATTAAAATAGCGCGATTACAGTAATTGTGTGGTCTTTGCAGGTCAAAAGTTCTTGACCACACAATCCTGGCTCCTAGACTAATCGCTAATCAATCTCCTTATATATAGAAAGAATTTCCTTTACTACAGGATGTCGTTCAACATCCCCGGTGCTGAACCTTGCCATAGCGAGCATACGATAATCACCTCCTTGGCCGTATAAATCGCAGAATTCAGCAAGACCGTTATCCCGTGGACGGTCAGCCTGGTTCAAGTCACCGGTTACTACCATACGACTATTTTCCCCTAGTCGTGTAAGCAGCATTTTCATCTGTGAAGGGGTTGCGTTCTGCATTTCATCAGCAATGATGAATGCATTTTTAAAAGTCCTACCACGCATGTAGGCCAGTGGTGATATCTCAATCACCCCATCTTCTAACATACCCGCGATTTCTCTTGGGTGGAAATAATCTTCAAAAACATCGAAAATAGGTCTTGTCCAGGGCTCCATTTTTTGATTAAGTGTTCCTGGTAAGAACCCGTGCTCCTCGTCAACTGATACAGCCGGTCTAGTCACTACTATTTTACTAATCACCCCCTCTTTTAGTAGCTTGATTGCCATCTGTACACCTAACATAGTTTTACCGGTACCCGCCGGTCCTATGGCAAAAACTATGTATTTTTTAGGATTTTTCAACATTTCTAGATAGTTTTCCTGCGATAGATTGCGAGGAACTATTAGAACTTGTTGTTTTCTTTTTAGATAAGGCTTGATCTGTATTAAGTTATTAACTGAGTCAAAACGTGGATCTCTTGTCACGTTCAACTCTTTTTCGCGTCTTCTTGCTTTAGGCAATTTTTACCTCCGAAAAATAGAAGATCGACCTGCAAAGGTATTTACAGACCAAAATAAAAATATAGCAGATAACACTGGTTTTTGAACCAAGAGTTATGTAAGCAGTTTGCAATAAATAAAGTATAGGAAACAACTATGGCAACAGATATTATTGATGTAATTAAAAACCTACAAACGCTTAGTGAAAATAACTCTGCCTTTCAAGTTTTAAAAGACTTCGAAAGAGTGTTGGATGAACTAGATGTTTATGTATATGAAAACTGGGAAGAAGGTGAGCTTATAAGCGGTCCTCATGTGAATAGGTATACCGTTACCTGTAAGTTTATGTGGGAAGAAAAAGAAATGCCTGACCCTAAAGCAGGTATGAGACTTCATGACTACGGTTGTAAGGTTACTTACATTAAGGAAAATATTCTTATTCCTAGAAAAATTAATGATCCCGATGACTTCCGTCCGGGTACTAAGAAGGGTAAAATAGACAGTCACCCTATTTGGACAGTAGTTATAGAGATGCCAAAAAAACTAATGCAGGATGTTTATACAGGTAAAGAAAATAAAGAAAATAATGTTATGGCAGAACTGATGAAATATAATCAAGGAGCTATGTTAAGTTCGGACGAAGCAGCACAGGAGGCACCAATAGATGCAGAACAACCAGCAGCTTAATGAAGGACTAAGGTCCGGTGATCTCAGAAACTTTGTTAACGACGTTTTTACTGTTGACCAGTATCGCAGTAAAATGGGCGAAGATAGAGATATAGTAGTCTTAGGATTTAGAGTAAGAGAAAAACATCCTGCCATAGACTTAATGGAGTTTATTGAAAAAGGATACGACTTCATACTTGATGCAGATATGAGCGCCGGCGAAGAACATGATGGCAAATATCAAGTATTTGCAGAGCTAGAACGCACTCCTAAATTACCTGAACAACTTGCTGAACTTTTAGGTGGTGTAGGACAACTATGTGATTGTCGTAGTTGGAAATACAAATATCAGAAATCCGTTGAAAGTATATCGTTTGATAAAGATACTGTTACAGAACATATACCAACAACACCATTAGAATACGAATCTAAAATACTAGAGTTCAAGAATAATGATGTAAAAGAGTTTTTTGACCAAGGCAGTGTAGATATTGAACTAGACGAATCAAATACATTGACCTTTTCTAAGCCGTATAGCGGCTCTATCCAGGCCAAGTTTGTCTCTATCGGAGATTATAACGATGTGAAACAGACCCTTCCTGGTAAATTAAGTCTAGACGAAAGTAGTCAAAGCCAATGTCTATTTCTAACAAAATATCTAGGCAAATACGATATTGACAAGATTGGCACAAAGTTTTTAATAAGGAATGGTAGTAAAGCCGTAGTAATAGAAAAAGAGAGGTGGTAATATGGGTCAACTACTTTACTTGCTAAGTTTTTTACCTGATTGGTTTTGGGGATTAATATTAACTGTAGGTATACTAGCAACTCTAGCAGCATGGGTATTAAGGATGATTCCATTTGTTAAGACATATAGTCTACCCTTAAATGTTGCAGGTGTTTTGTTAACACTGTCTGGAGTATACTATCAAGGTGTGATAGCTAACGAAGAAAAATGGATGCAGCGTATAGACGAGCTAGAAGAAGCAGTAAAAGAAGCAGAATCGAAGGCTAAAGAAACTAACACTGTAATCCAAAAAGAAATAGTTTACCAAGACCGTGTGATAAAAGAAAAGGGTCAAAAACAGATTCAATACATTGACAGAATCGTTCAAGGAGATACTATAAAAGAAACTATAGTAAAGGATATGTCTCCAGAACAAAAGGCAGCTTTTGAGAAAGAGCTAGAAGCACTGAAACATAATATTAAAAACTGCCCAGTTCCAAAAATAGTTATAGATGAACATAATAAGGCAGCAGTAAATCCAACACCTGCTAAAGGAGAGAAGAAATGAAAAAACTTATGATTTTCACTTTAGCTCTTACCTTATCAGGATGCGGAATGTTACAGCGATTTGCTCCTGTTCCTCCTCCACCTTTTCCAGAACCTATTAAGGAACTAACAGAAAAGTGTCCGGATCTAAAACAGATAGAAGGTAACGAAGTTGCTATTACCGAGTTATTGAAAACCATAGTTCATAACTACAATATGTATTATCTATGTAGTCTTAAGAACGATGGTTGGAATGACTGGTATGTTAAACAACGTGAAATATACGAAAGCAAGTTACGTAAAGATGCAAAAAAATAGGAGCATAGATGAGTGATTTTATTTTAACTAGAGCACAACTAGCACAGCTAATACCAGGTAACCCTTACGTAGACTATTGGTATAGTGCTATGGAAAGATGTTTACCTGACTATGACATTAATACGCCACAGCGTATTGCCATGTTTGTAGCTCAATGTGCTCACGAAAGTGGTAACTTTAGAGTATTAAAAGAGAACCTAAACTATCGTGCAGAAAGTCTTATGAAAGTTTGGCCAAGACATTTCCCATCATTAGATGTAGCTAAACAGTATGCTCATAATCAAGAAGCTATTGCAAACAAAGCATATGCTAATCGTATGGGCAACGGTCCTGAGGAATCGGGCGATGGTTGGAGATACTGCGGTAGAGGACTGATTCAACTTACAGGCAAAATAAACTATCAAAACTTTGCTATGAGTATAGAAACACCTGTAGAAGAAATACCAGCATATTTGGGAACATTTGAAGGAGCAGTTCAAAGTGCTTGTTGGTTCTGGGAAGCTAATAACCTAAATGCGCCATCAGATAACGGTGATGTTTTAACTGTAACCAAAAAAATAAATGGCGGAACTATTGGCCTAGCAGATCGTCAAAAACACTACCAACACGCACTACACGTATTAGGTGCCTAAAATAAAAAGGAGCAAAAATGAGCACAGAAACTAAACCAGAAGTAAAACCTTTAACACGTAGCGAAAAAGAAGCTAAGATTAAAGATAAAGCAGGTTTCGTTATTGTATTTTTAGCAGCACTATTGGCTATTAATACCATGATCGGGGGATCAAATAGCAGTAAGATACAGAACAATACTATTCAAGCTAACAATATGTGGGCCTGGTATCAGGCCAAAAACGTTCGTGGTGTTCTGTATGAAATCAGTGCTGCCGAGGCACAGAAGCCAGAAAATGCTGAAAAGTTTAAGGCCGAAGCTCAACGTATGAGCGATGACAAAAAAGAAATAATGGAAAAAGCGAAGGCTTTAGAAGCAGAACGTGATGAAGCTAAGAAACGTTCACCTTGGTTTACCTGGGGTGGTAGTATTCTACAGATCAGCATTGTTTTACTTACAGCCAGTATTTTAGCAGCCAGTATGCCAATGTTTTATGTCAGCACAGTGGTAGGCTTACTAGGTTCGGTTATTGTTAGCCAAGCCTTATGGATGTGGTTACCATTAGGAGCATAACATGGCTGAAGAAAAAGCAACTGAAGAAAAGAAGCCTGACGAAGAGAAGAAAAAAGAAGATTTTATGAATGCCAAATGGCGTCCGGCCATGGGCTGGATGTATATGACCGTTTGTGCATTTGACTTCATAGTGTTTCCTATTATGTTTACTATCGTGCAGTTTTGGGAAACTGAAGCAGCCAACGATGCTTTTCGTCAATGGCAACCACTGACATTGGCAGGAGCAGGATTGTTCCATATGGCCATGGGAGCAGTATTAGGTATTGCAGCATATGGTAGGACACAGGAAAAACTAGGTGGGGCTAATAACGGTGGCATACAACCAAGTGGTCCAAGTTTACCTTCACCTGGCATGGGTGGTAGTAACTTCGGTGGATCTAGTATGGGTGGTAATAGCTTCGGAGGAGCTGGAATGGGCAGCAACTTTAACGCAAGTTCTGTAGGTCCGGGTGCATTTGCCAGCAGCACCATGCCAATGAATGATCCAGGAGGTGTTATTGTAGGCCCGGGCGGTAAACCAGGTCCTGCACCATTACCGGATCCGATGAGATAAGGAAGTAACATGAAATATTTTTTTGCTGTAGTATTATCGTTAGGCATTATTAACTTAGCCGATGCTTGCGAAAAAGACCTAAAAGCAGAAGCAGGTAAAGCCGCCAAGGCCGCCAGTTCTGCTACCGCTGCTAAGGCCATAGAACCTGCTAAGGCAGCTTCAGCAGCACCTGCCGCACCTACACCTGCTCCTAAAGTAGAACATACTGATACAGCAGGCAAGGGTGAGATGAAAGAAGTTTGCATTGATAAAGTAGGAAAAGACGGCAAAGTAGTAATGGGCAAAGATGGCAAACCAGTACAGGAATGTAGGAAAATTCGTGTAAGAAAGAAATTGGAGGCCACTGAAATACCTCCCGCAAAGAAATAATTTACTTGACTTAAAACTAAAGGTATAGTACAATATAGTGCTATACCTTTTTTCATTACATGTCAGATTACTATCAAATATTAGGCGTTCAAAAAGACGCAAGCGCAGATGATATAAAGCGAGCTTATCGTAAGCTGGCTAGTCAGCATCACCCTGACAAAGGAGGAGATGTTCAAAAGTTTCAAGAAATAGAAGAAGCCTACAGAATATTAAGCGATCCTGATAAAAGACAAGAGTACGATAATCCTAAACCTCAGTTTCAAGGCGGAATGCCTCCTGGTTTTGAAGATATTTTTAGCCAAACTTTTGGATTCGGACATCCATTTGCAGATTTTTTTGGAAGGAGGCAACCCGCACAGAGAAATAGACATCTTAACTTAGAAACACATATAACTTTAGCAGATGCATATTATGGTAAAGACCTTATAGCTAATATTAAGATGCCTAATGGAAGGGACCAAGTTCTAGAAATCAAAATACCACAGGGTATTAGAGATGGTACCACTATAAGACTAGCAGGAATGGGTGATAACTCTATACCTAATCAGCCTCCAGGTGACCTACATTTAAAGGTTAATATTGTAGCACACGAAAAATTTAGTAGAATGGATGATGATTTACATATGGATATCACTATAACCTGCATAGAAGCTATGCTAGGAAAACCTATGACCATAGATACGTTGGATGGAAAAACCTTGGAAATTAATATATCTCCAGGTACTCAGCATGGACAAATATTGGCTATTCAAGGATATGGTATGCCCAATATGCATGATGTAAGATTCAAAGGTAGATTATTAATAAAAGTGAATATATCAATTCCTAAGTTTTTAACCGATGAGCAAAAGCAAGCGTTAACAAATCTTTTTTAGTAAATATTTTTATGAAAATAGTAACTTACCCAAATGAACTCTTAAGAGAAAATATACCAGATTTTGATTTTAGTAGAACAGACATAGATCCTGTAGAACTAGAAAAAAGTATGATAGCAACGATGTTTGCTAATGGAGGAATAGGATTGGCAGCTAATCAAGTTGGCGTTAATGTTAGAATGTTTGTAATGGGAAGTAAAGAACTGCCTGAAACGGCTCAAGCATTTTTCAATCCTCAAGTGTTGGCAAATACTAACGAAACAGAAGATTTGGAAGAAGGATGTTTGAGTTTTCCTGGAGTATTTGTTAAAATAAAAAGACCACAAAAGATCTTAGCACGTTGGCAAAACTCAAAAGGAGAATGGCAAGAAAGTAAGTTTGAAGGGTACGATTGTAAATGCTTTTTACACGAGCTGGATCACTTAGAAGGTATTGTGTTTAAAGATCGTGTAAGTCCGCTCAAATGGGCACTAGCAGTAAAGAAAACGAAAAAAGGAAAGTTCAAATAATGTTGGAACCAGATAAAGATCTAGAAAGTATTTTTGAAAATGCAGTAAAGGTAGCAAGTTTAAATGATCATGAATACATTACTCTAGAGCATTTTTTATACAGTTTAATTAATAATGATTCATTTGCTAAACTACTTACAGACTTCGGTGCAAATGTCGAAGACTTAAAAAAGGACTTAGAAAATTTTATATCAGAAGATTTAAAGGACATTGTTAATACAGAAGTAGAAAAACCAAAGAAAACTAATACAGTAGATAGAGTGCTCAATAGAGCTTTTACACAGGTATTGTTCAGCGGTCGCCAAATTATTGAACCTAGTGATTGCTTTATTAGCATATTTGCTGAAAAGAAAAGCTATGCTGTTCACTTTTTAAAGAAGGCTAAGATTGATCAGGAGTCATTTTTAAACTTTGTGAAAAAAGAGATTGCCAAACCTGATGATGACGAAGGAACTGTACGTAATCCTCAGTTAGAACGAATCATTATTCAGTTCTGTTCCAATCTTACAGCCAAGGCTAAGAGTAAAAAGATAGATCCGGTTATTGGTAGAGAAAAAGAAATAGAAGAAATTGAACTAATCTTAGCAAGGCGTATTAAGGCTAACGCTATAATGATTGGGGATCCAGGAGTAGGCAAAACAGCTATAGCAGAAGGACTGGCCCGTAAAATAGTAGAAGGTAACGTACCTAAATTTATTCAAAACCATAGTGTTTATAGCCTAGATATTAGTGCATTATTGGCAGGTAGTAAGTATCGTGGAGATTTTGAAGAACGATTGAAAGCAGTTATTCATGCTCTTGAAAAGAAAGGTAACTGTATCTTATTCATTGACGAAGCTCATATGATGAATGGTGCAGGTGCAGCTAACGGATCTAGCAATGACATGGCTAATATGCTGAAAAGTACACTAGGTAGAGGCATTATCAAGGTTATTGCTAGCACTACTTGGGAAGAATATCGCAAGCATTTTGAAAAAGACCGTGCTCTAATGCGTCGTTTCCAACGTGTGACTATTGACGAGCCGGATGAGGCAACTGCTATTAAGATTATTAAAGGCATTAAAAAATATTACGAAAAACATCATAAGGTAAAGATTACAAACCAAGCCGTTATCGACAGCGTAAAATACAGTGTAAAATATATTTCAGATAAAAAACTTCCAGACAAGGCTATTGATATTATCGATTGTGCCTGCGCCAGATTTAAAGTACGGGATGAAGAAGGTGGCGTAGTAGATCATGACGAGATCCTGTATGAAATAGCTAAAATAGCTAGTTTACCTGTAGAAAATGTTTCAAATAAAGAAAACAGTCATATTGAAACATTAGAAAAGAATATGCGAGCCAAGGTATTTGGTCAAGAAAAGGCTATTGAACAACTACTAGATAAAATCTATATAAGTCAATCGGGTTTAAAAACTCCAACTAAACCAGTCGGATCGTTTTTATTCGTAGGCCCGACAGGAGTAGGTAAAACTGAAGCAGCTAAACAACTTTCTATCAACTTAGGTGTAAAGTTAGTTAGATTTGATATGAGTGAGTTTCAGGAAAAACATGCAGTAAGCAAGTTTATCGGAAGCCCTCCAGGATACATTGGTTATGAAGAAAATGCAGGACAACTTATTACTAACCTACAAGAAAATCCAAACTGTGTACTATTGTTAGACGAAGTTGAAAAAGCTCATCCTGATGTGCTTACAGTGCTCCTACAGTTAATGGACAATGGATTTATTACTGGTAGTAACGGTAAGAAGGCAGATGGTCGTAATGCAATCATTATTATGACCAGTAACTTAGGCGCAGCAGACGCAGAACGAAATGCAGTAGGGTTCGGCAGTCTTGAAAGAGATAACGATCCTAAAGATGCAGTAAACAAATTCTTTGCTCCTGAGTTCAGAAATAGATTAGATGGTATTATTAGATTTGGTAAACTTGATAAAGATACAATGACTAAGATAGTTAAGAAGTTTATCGATGAACTTAATACCTTGGTCAAGGATAAGAATATCCATGTTAAACCAAATGCCAGTGTTATTGAATACTTAATCAAAGTAGGATTTGACAGTAAGATGGGTGCAAGACCACTACAACGAACTATAGACGAACGTATTAAACGTCCACTAAGTAAAGAAATTTTATTTGGCAAACTACGAAACGGCGGTATAGTTGAACTAGATGTTACAAACGACGAACTTAATATTAAACTAATAGACATTTTACCAATCAAGGCAAAAAACGATGTTGAAGAAACTGAAAACAACTAAACTTTATTACAATAAGTATTTGTATAAAATATCTACTAAAATGCAGGGACTACGTCACCTACGATATACCAAATTCATGCCGCATTATGAAAAAATGATGCAGGTAAATGGCTTTATTACATTACCCGACTCCCCTATAAACAAGCCATTATATAGAAAATACATGAGTATTATTCAACCCTTAATGGCTAATAAAGATATAAGGATTAGGTCTGAGGATAATACAATTAATATTTTCTTAAATGATGTCCATTTATATAATAGATTGTGTAAAGACTTAGACTTTTGTATACAGCTTGTTACAGAACCTGAGAATGAGCAGGTCATAGATCTATTACAAGGTAATAAAAAGATTATTTTATGTAAAAACTATCCACACGATCGCTACAAGTTGAAAGTTACCTTTAAAAAACTGCCTGCAAACGTAAAAGAAACTATGTTAAAGTTTTCTCAAACATATCCTAAAGAGCAAATGTTACTTTCGCATTGTAGTTTAAGGTATTTGTCAAGTCCTAAAAACTTTTATTGGGAAACCTGTTATGTGCATTTAGCAGATACAAAGTTGTTTACATTAATATCTTTAGTGGCCAGTGGATATATTAAAAAAGTCGAAGAGTATGTAATCGAGTCTAGCATAAATACTGTTTCGCAGGATAAATGTTATGCAGAAATGGATGGATGATTATGGTGCCTACAGGAGATTTACTAAGTTAAATTGCTTATGCGGCCATCTAAAACACTGTAATCAAGTGTGTGAAAAATGTCCAGAATGTAAACAGTGTGAATGCGAAGAATGTCAAATAGGCAAAGGTTATAATTAATGCCCGCATTAAGTCAAAGTTTAGAGTTTACATATAATAATACAACTAGTGTAGCAGTAGTTTACCCAAACACTGCTACTACTATGCTAACCTATACTAGCACAAAAGCAAAAGGTGACGGGTATTACGGTAGTTCAGACGGATTTCATACAGTAGCCTACACAGCGAATACAGATTTTGTAGGTACAATTACTATGCAGGCAACATTAGCTACTGATCCTGCAGATTCAGACTGGTTCAATATAACTGGTACTACAACAACATATACAGCTTTAAACATACGATCAACCAGTACTGTGGATTGCCACAACTTTACTGGCAACTTTGTCTATGTAAGAGGGCAAGTTCGTATAGAAGACGGTATAGTTGAAGTAATCCACTATAACCACTAATCTTCCTTTACTAATCAAGGTAATAAATACTCTATACGGAGAGTATTATGCGTATTCACGACATTATTACCAATGAAGAAACATTAAGAACAGGCGATGTTTTCGCTATTGAACTAGATAACGACCTCATAATTGAGTCAGTCATAGTAGGATTTACCAAAGACGGCGTGGTTATTCAAGGGGATGACGTTATGTTATCATACCTACGAACTATACCTGTACAGGAATCTATTACAAAATACACTGCCATGCAGTTAGCAGTAATGGAAGGTGGTGGTTCGTTAGATGACTTAGCTGAAGCAGAATACCAAGGACGTAATGTTCAGCTAGGTAAACCTATGGCAGGTGATGTTAAAAAGTCTAAGGTATATGTTAAAGGACCCAAAGGTAATGTAGTTAAAGTAAACTTCGGTGATAAGAAGATGAAGATTAAGAAATCTAATCCTAAACGCCGTAAATCATTCAGAGCTCGTCACAACTGCGACAATCCTGGTCCACGTTGGAAGGCACGCTACTGGTCATGCAGGGCTTGGTAATATGTTATTAAAAGAATTCTTCGGGCGCAGCCTAAATCTCAAACAAGAATCAGATAAACCAGACGATAAAGGTATGCAAGATGACCTATTTTGGTATATATTAGATCACGACCGTCTACACAAAGACTACTTTATGCCTTTAGGTAAAAAGATTAAACGCGAACAGAAAGAAGGTGTATTAGATAATCAAAAAATAGTTAAAGAGTTTATGCCTATGGTTAACAAAGGATGCATGGAATACTATAATAAAAAGAAAATGAAAGGGCATCCTGAAAAGTTATTCAAAAAAGAAATGCGTGAAGAACTATGCCAACGCTTATATGACCACTATTATGAAGATCTAATGAAGGGCTCATATAAACTATGAAACTATTAGATTTCATTAGACCAAGAAATACTTTACTTTCTGAAGGCGGCAACCTAGCAGCAGGGCAACCTGGATGGAAAGGTGACCCAGATGCAGGTGCTGCTCAGCAGATTAACCTACAGGTAACTAATCGTAGTGTAATAGTTCCTATACTTAATGACCTATTAGCAGGAATCAACGCAGCGTATCAAGCACAATATCAACAACCTCTATGGCATCCAAAACTGCTCAAGAGTCAAAAATTCTTAAGTGGCAGTAGTCTACACTTTTTCAATGTTAAAGGTATTCCCGACAAGGTATTTGTAGAAAAGAAACCCAAGGTAGGTGACATTGATACCATGGTGGACAAGGAAAAAGAAGCAGATTTAGAGAATTTTCTAAGTGCCAACATAAACAAGACCATGGGCCCTGGTAAACTGTTAGGGTTTCAACGTGGCAATGAACAATTCTCAAGCCTATGGGAACTACAAGACCCACCTATTAAGATACAGATTGATTTAGAATATGTTAAGTTTGACAAGGATGAGCCTACACCATGGAGCCGTTTTAGTCATTCAAGTGATTGGAATGACCTACAAGCAGGAGTGAAAGGTGTATTTCATAAATTCTTGATACAGAGTTTTGCTGTATTGACTAAGAGAGATTTTATCCTACGCAAAACAGGTGGTCGTGGTAAGAATAAAACATACATAGATGTTCCTACATCAGATTCTATGTTTAGTTTTGCTGTGAGCAGTAAAGAAGGCGGGGGTCTAAGAGCTAAGTATACACCTGTTTTAAATCCTGTTACTAATGAACCTGAAATGCAGGATGGATTACCTGTCATGCTAGCTCTGCCTACAACAGGTTACGAACAGGAAATAGGCAAAATGTTTCAAAGCCTATTTGGAGTTAAACTAAGTCCAAAGGCTGCTGAACAACTAGCAGAAAAGTTTTGGTCATTCACTGGCCTGTTAGATGTAATGAATAAGTTATTAGAGCCAGAAGAAAAAAGTCGTGTATTGGGTAGTTTCCTTAACAAGACATTTGGTCCGGGAGCTCAAGGATTATACAAGAATGATCCAGAACGTGATTCAGCAGAAAAGATGGCTGCTATAGAATTACTAATGAAGACCACAGGTGCTAAGCCACCAGAAGGTATGGACTTAGAACAGATGCGTCAAGAATATGTCCAAGCATACAAGGTAACCGAAGAAGCATTAGACGAAGCGGATGATATTAACGCACCACCAAAGCCAAGTTTCGCAAGACAGGGTATTCCTCATCTTTACAATAGACTGCCCGACGGGCGTGTTAGTTCTACAGAAATGAAAGATGCGGATTTTGTAGAGTTAGTAAAAGAAATAGATGCAAATGGAGGCACACTGGATGGCTTCCCTGTAACACTTAAGATAGATGGCAAGGGCATTAGATTTGGTAAGGATGACGCAGGTCGAGCATTCTTTATGACTGACAAGATTGCACAACCTTTATACAGAGATAATGAAGGTTACTTTACTAACTTTGCAAGAGAAAAAGGTCAAGACGAAGCTAATATAGCAAGAGCACAAGGCTACGATGATATTTTATCTTCTATTATCAATAGTAGGTTAGTTGAAATGCTACCCGCAGACACTATTGTAACAGCAGAATTACTATATAACCCAATGGCTGAACAGACAAAAGATGGTCTTAAGTTTATTAAGATAGCATATGATCCTAAAAAACTAGGCAAGAAAATGACCATTGCTCCTATATTTGTTAAACAATTCAGTACAGGAGAAACTAGTCCTAATCAAGATAAGATATTAGAAAGGCTAGTAAGTGCTAGCGATAATAATATTAAAGTTGTTAGTAATAAGCTACAACAAAAAGGTATCAATGTTAAGCATATCATTGCACCTGTAGTAAACATGGACAGTAATCTCGTAGCCAGTCTCGGTGCTAGGGGGACAACTCCTGAAAAGACAGAGGCTAAACAGGTTATAGATCAAGCCAAGCAGGCTCTTAGTGATGCTATTATAAACAGTCCGAAGCTGAAAGGCATAGACAGTCTAGGTCCTAATAACGAAGGTATAGTTATTAACACTCCTAGTGGCAGGATGTTTAAGGTTACCAGCAGTCAGATGAAGGGCATTATGGCTAAACAAAACGTAGAACGTGCCATGGGCAGCACCAAACCAAGAACTGCCGTAGTTGCTATAGGTAACTTTGCGGGACATAGAGGGCACGAAGATTTAATCAACTATGCTATAAAGAAAGCACAAGAACTTAAAGGAACACCTTTTGTTTATGTAGGTGCTAAGGTTGGACCAGATGATCCTATTGACGTAGAAACTAAAGTTCATACCCTACAAAAACTATTCCCAGGCGTTCAAATACATGCAGTAGAGAATCAAGTAGGGCCAGGGGGCGAAGTTACTGCCGGCAATCATATGAAAAAGATTGAGTATGAGTTAGTTAAAAAAGAACCATACTATAATAACATCGTTATTACCGTAGGTAGTGATCAAGCAGAAAGTATGTCTAGTTGGGCAGCAGGCTTGCAAAAGCGATTCGCCAAGTTTCCGCCATTAAGTCATGTTAAGATTTCAGTAGATAGCTTGCCAAGAGGTGCAGCACAAGGAGGCAGCGATTGGAGCACAACAAGCCTACGCAATGCTTTAAGAACTATGCCAGAAGATCAGGCCTTTCAGGTCTGGAGCAAGGCATATAATGTGCAAAAGCTAGGAGTAGATTGGATTAAACACTTAATGGATGTAGCGAGAAAGAATATGGGATTACAAAAACAACCCCAAGCACAACCTCAGCCTGTGGCAGAAAGACTGCTAAACGCATTAATAAAAACAAATGTAACTGAGAAAATGCTGCCTAAGTCTGCATTTGCAGGTAGTAATAAAAACAAGTTAGGACCTGCTGCCCATCTAAAAGGTAAAATGAAGCGTCCTGCACGTCAAGGTGACTTAGTAGGCGACGCTCAAGAAGATTTAAACCATCCATTAGACCAACCTGCTACACAGACTAAACCTGTAGTAAAACCTAATGCGCAACCTCGTCCAGGTGAACCTCCTGTAGTAGCACCTACTCCAGTAGATAGATTTGGTATAGACAAACATGCAGGTAAAACATTCTTTGAACCTAAAATAAAACAAGGTCAAGTCCAAGAAAGAAAACTAGTTCCAATAAGCGAACATTATCAACGAACTATGGATAAACTTATTACAAAGATTTTAGAAAATGAACTTAGAAGATCTTAAAAAGCTAGCAGGAGTTCGCACAAGTAGAAATACAATAAATACAGAGGGTATGAATATATCCGTCACAGGTACAGAGAAAGCAGAGTTAATGAGGAAGCATAACATAAAACCCGGAACACAGGAATGGTTCCAGCTTTGGTTTAGCAAGCCTTATCTAACTGGCGAAAAGCCCATAGGTAAATGACATGGAAAAACTACAACAAGCAGCCAAAGTAGCATTTGCAAGCACCTTTAGTTTCTATCTAAAGGCACATAACTATCACTGGAACGTAGAAGGCAGTGACTTCTTAGAATACCATGACCTATTTGGTAAAATATACGAAGAAGTATATGGAGCAATCGATGACTTTGCTGAAAAAATACGTGCTATGGGAACTTATGTGCCTGCTAGTTTTGCTCGATTTGATATGCTAACTAAAGTTGAAGACGAAACAGAAATCATTCCTAAGGATGAAATGGTAAAACGTCTACTTGCAGATAATGAAAAAATGGTCGCTATACTTAAGTATACATTTCAAGTCAGTGAAGAACATCAAGAATTCGGCTTCAGCGACTTCGTAGCAGGTCGTATGGATGCACATCGTAAACATGGTTGGATGCTGAGAGCAAGCCTTAAGGGACAGGAATGAGAGCTAAAGAATTTATTACTGAACGTGTAAAAGAATTACACAAAAATGCAAAGCGCAGCCTTCCATTTGGTCGTCAGTTCGATGGCGCTGACCAATACTACAACTATTATAGATTAGGTATTATGGCAGCAGGATCTCCGCATCATGAAGCGCCTACAGAAGGACCTGCTAAAGATTGTCCTACTGCATGGGCATATAGTGCAGCAGACGAAGAAATCATAAATGATGCTGCTAAGAAGATGGGGTTTGGTAATAAACTTATTGTTCAACAGGGCAGTCTAGAACCAGAGGGCACATACGCTGTTAGCCCTGTGGCTAAATGGAAATAATATGAGAGCTCGCGAATTCCTTGCAGAAAAAACACAAGGGAAACTAAGCCCTCGTCAACAACAGCCTACTAGAGGATTACATATATTCTCAGATGGCGAACGTTGGAATGGAGATTATACACAGTTTAGACTAGGTATGGCTCTGGCCTGCGCTAATGGAAAAGATCCTATAGACATGGATTGGAAAAGCTGGATAGGTAAGGCTAAATCTGCACATCCTTATACTGAAGAAGAAGCAGAAATGTTAAAACAAGCATACAAGGCAGTAGGTGCAAACTATACCGACCTTAATCACGGTGACTTAGAAAGTGAAGAAATAAACAGTGTGAATACTGTTAGCCCTGTTTCAAACTGGAATAAAAAATGAATAAAGAATTTAAAAAGATTGTAGAAGGTAAACAAACACGCTATGTTTTAGAAAGCGCAACAGGTGGTGCTACAAGTTTAGCAGCCGTTAGCAGCAATAGTGCAGCTATTCCAGGCATGCAGAGACGCTCTAGTTTATTAACACCAGAAGCAGAACAAAAGGTTCCTCAGAAGCCACGTCAGGGTCCATTACGTCAGCAAACAGGAGCAGGTAAGCATAAAGACAAAAAGCGTGACGATAAGCAAGGTAAGGCTAAACATAAAAAACCTTTTTACGAAGATCATGAAGTAAGTATGGCCAGTAATGAACTAAAGAGTATCTACGCAGATGCTAAAGAATTACTCGCTCTAATTCAAAAATATGGTGAACAGGGCGACTTAGAAGCATGGCAACAGAGTAAGATTACTAAGGCAGCAGATTATTTAAATTCTGTATTACAAAGTGTCGGAGGCGAACATACTGACCTAGACGAACTTAAAATGGACAAGGCAACCGATCAAGAAAAAGTAAAGTTTTTTAAGATGCAGGCAGATCGTTTTAAACAACAAGGGTTTCCTAAGGCAGCGGATCAAGCACATCAACAGGCTAAGTCGTATCAACCAAAAAAGGTTATGGAGTTAGAAAAGCCCAGTGGAACACTCTATATCATAGTATTAAAAGATAGAAGCGACGCTGTTCGTGTAGTAGGAGACTTTGGTACATTCCCAGCAGAAGTGCAGGCTCGTGCCAGCAAGGTAGGTATTAAAGACAAAGAGGGTCGTAAAGAGCGTCCATTAAAAGTTAACTTCCTAATGACTGATGCCAGCCAGGCCCTAGCAGAACTAGACAAAGCACTAGCAGATGTGGATTTTATCGGCAGTGAAAAAGCAGAGTTTGTATTTAAGAATTCTGCTTTTGAGACAGATATTGAAGCAGAGGTGCAAGAACTACACGATCTAATCAGTAGTGGTGCAGACGAAAGATTTAAAAACTATGAAGAACCAGAAGTAGGTAATGAACCTGCTCGAAAATTAAAAGGTGTAGATCACTACATCGTAGACCCTATCACAGGGAAAAGAAAACTAGTAAACAAACCAACCAAACCCGGTCGTCAACTAGGAGGACACGCTGTTCAACAGCCTAAAACATATACATATAGGTTACAGAGAACTGACCTAGCTCCTAAACTAAGAGATATGGGATTTAAGTTTGACGGCAACAATATTATTTTAAGTAAGCAGCAACGTGACCAACTATTGGCCAAAATGGGCGACAAGCAGTTTGGTATGATATTTGGACAGGGTGACAGATTTGCAGAAGGATGGAAAGGTGGTATGGCAGGAGCTGGTATAGGTGCTGCTCTAACACGTTCACCCAGTGGTGCTATGACTGGTTATAAAGTAGGCAGCGCCATAGGTGATATGGTAGGCAAAAAAGAAAGCGACCAAGATAGCGAAGAACATATGAACCAAACTGTGAGCGATCTTCACAGAGAAATATATGGGTTTGGTCCAGGTAAACAGTTTGTCTACGAATGGCAAAAAATGAGCTATGATGAAAAGGCCAAAGTATATAATAAACTAAAACACTTAGCTGGTAAACTAGAAGAAGCAAGATACAGAAGAGATAACGACCAGTTTAGCTATGGCGGTCGTCCTGATCCTACAGATAGCATACCACAAGATTCAACTGCGGGTCAGGAAAAAGTGCAGGCTATAGTTGCTCAAATGAAACAAGGCACCATCAATGACATACTGACACTTAAACCAGGTTGGGGTCGTAGTGACTTAGCATTGATGACAGCGACTGAACTGAATCAAATACTGAGAGACCTACAGGCTGAAAGGGTAAAGAAAGGTCAGTCAGAAGGCGCACAAAAGAAACCTAATGCTACTACTCGTCATTTAAGAGATTATCCAGTTAGTGATAAGGACGTGGCCAAGCCTGTGAAGAAACCTGAAAAGAAAAAACCAGAACAAGGTGTGGCGGAAGGCTCCGGTAACAATATTACATACAAGCAACAAAAAGGTAAGAACAAGTTTTCTGTTGAAATGTTAGTTGATGGCAAATCAGCAGGTATATTCCAGTATGATGCTAACTCAGGAAGAACCATAGTTGAACTTGACCCCGAATATAGAGGACAAAAATTGGGACAGCGACTTATATTAAAGGGTATCTATACTGCGGCAATGATGGGATTAGACTATGCGGAAGATGAGTCAAGAACACAAGCATTTGACAATGCTATGGATAGTTTGGCAGACAGCGGTTATATTGTAAATGATAATGAATACTGGTATGTTACTGATAAAGGTGAACAGTTTCTAAAGCAAGGTGTGGCGGAAGGCTCATTGGAAACTGACAATATGGTATCACATATTGGTCAGGTAATACAAAGCATTTATCCACGCGGTGGTGATAAAAATACATATATGAAACTGGTGGCCCAAGAAATGCCACGTATAGTGAAAGCCAATCCTAAACTGTTTAGACGAGCATTCGGTATGGCATATGATAGATTCTTTCATATAGACCAAGATGACGATTTTGATTATACTGATTATAGTATGCGTAAGGGTGAGCGTGGTATGGAGGAAGGTGTTGCTGGCCCTAAACAGTGTTGGCCCGGACATCGCAAAGTAGGAACTCAACCAGGCACAGGCAAGAATGCAGGCAAGCGTGTAAATGATTGTGAAAAAATTAAAAAAGAAGATACCTATATGGAATCATTATGGGACCAGCTGAACACTGTAGTCAATGAAAAGGCACCCCCAGGCGACAAGTATGAGCGTATGGTTAAGCATATCAAAAAAGGATATGCTAAAGATGGCAAAATATCTGACAAAGAACGCAGCATTGCCTATGCCACAGCATGGAAAGCAAAAAATAAAGCAAAAAAGTAAGTGAGCAGGAGCCTCTAGCGCCTATACAGCCTACCACAGAACCCCAGGCTCCTGCTAGTAAGAAAATAGTTAGGTTACCTAAACTAAGGCCAGACATGCCCTTAGATTATTGGGATGCTCGTTTTCAACAGGCAGATCCTAATCGTTATCATCAATTCAAAAACAAAACACCAGAAAAGAAAAGTCAAATGGCAGTGGCAGCATTGAAACATGCTAGAGAAAAGCCCAGAAAAGTTTGACATTCTACACAGATTGCTATATAATAACAGACAAGGAGAAACAAATGGGTAAAGCATTTGGAGCACCAGAACAGGCTAAAATTAAACAGATTGTAGCAGAAGGTGTGACTGTCATGCAGGAAATTCAAGACCTAACAGAAGGATTGAATGATACAATCAAAGCAGTAGCAGAAGAACTTGACATTAAACCAAGCGTTATTAGAAAAGCAATTCGTATTGCACAGAAAGATCAATGGGATCAAGTATACAGAGAGTTTGACGATTTAGAGACTATTGTGGATATCAGTGGACACGCTAATATTAAAGAGTAAGAGTTTTTTATTTTGGTTCGAATGGACCTGCACAATAATATTACTAGCAGGTGTGGTTTTAACTAGTTTAAATATATTTCCATTAAACATTTGGTTTTTGTTATTAGGTAATGTAGGTTGGATTATATTGGGTATAATATGGCGCAAGGTTAGTCTAATAGTTTTACAAACTGTAATCACTATTATCTACATTGCAGGCTTGATGAATACCTATATATAAATATCTATGAGAAAGGTCAAGCAGTCCATAATCTGCTAAGTGAAGGTCAGTGGGCCATAAACCACGAGGAGAAAATAAATGAGTTATGTCGATGCCATCTGGGATCGAGATAAAGACGTTGTTCGTGTCGTTGAACGCGATACAAAAAAAGGACGCCTTTATCAAGATTATCCAGCCAAATATATGTTTTACTACCCTGATGCCAGGGGAAAATACAGATCAATCTACGGCGAAAGCCTATCAAAAGTTACAGCAAAAAGTTGGAAAGAGTTTATTAAAGAACAAAAGATTCATAGCAATCATAAACTCTATGAAAGCGATATGAATCCAATCTTTCGTTGCCTTGAAGAAAACTACTTGAACAAAGATGCTCCAAAACTAAATGTAGCATTTTTTGACATCGAGGTAGACTTTGATCCAGAAAGAGGCTACGCAAGTCCGGAAGATGCTTTTATGCCTATCACTGCTATAGCTGTACACTTACAATGGTTAGATACACTGATCTGTCTAGCAGTGCCGCCTAAAACACTTACTATGGCGCAGGCGGAAGAACAGGTTAAGGACTTTCCAAATACTATTCTATTTGAAACTGAATATGAAATGCTAGATACATTTCTTAATCTTATAGAAGATGCAGATGTGTTAAGCGGATGGAACTCAGAAGGATATGATATTCCGTACACAGTAAATAGGGTAACTAAAGTTCTAAGTAAAGAAGATACACGCAGGTTTTGTTTGTGGGATCATTACCCTAAGAAAAGAGAATACGAAAAATATGGTAAAACTGCCGTTACTTATGATCTTGTTGGCCGCGTCCACCTTGATAGCCTGGAGTTGTACCGAAAGTATACCTACGAAGAACGACATTCATACAGATTGGATGCGATCGGCGAAATGGAAATCGGAGAACGTAAAACAGTCTATGAAGGAACACTGGACCAACTATATAACAATGACTTCAGAAAGTTTATTGAATACAATAGACAAGACTGTGCTCTCCTAAACAAACTAGATAGAAAACTTAAGTTTTTAGATCTTGCAAATACTATTGCACATGAAAATACTGTGCTACTACAAACTACAATGGGTGCCGTGGCTGTTACAGAACAGGCTATTGTAAATGAAGCACATCACAGAGGCATGATAGTGCCAAGTCGTCCACGCAGAGATGACACTAAAGATTATCAAGCGGCAGGTGCTTATGTGGCATATCCTAAAAAAGGACTACATGACTGGATCGGTTCTATGGACATTAATAGCCTGTATCCATCAGTTATTCGTGCATTGAACATGGGCCCGGAAACTATTATAGGACAGTTAAGACCAGAATACACCAAGGCACATTTAGATGATCAAATGGCTAAAGGATCTAGCTTTGCGGCAGCATGGGAAGGTAGATTTGGCGCTATAGAATACGACCTAGTGATGCAACAGGATCGTGCAAAAGAAATAATCATAGATTGGGAAAACGGTGAAACTTCAATAATGAGCGGAGCTCAGGTATATGAACTTATCTTTGATAGTGGTAAACCCTGGATGTTATCAGCCAACGGCACAATATTCACACACGAGCACGAAGGAATCATTCCAGGTTTACTTAAACGCTGGTATGCTGAACGTAAGGAAATGCAGGCTAAACTTAAAGATGCTATTAAGGCCGAAAACAAGATTGAGGAAGAATATTGGGACAAGCGTCAACTTGTTAAAAAGATTAATCTTAACTCCTTATACGGTGCTATTCTTAATGTTGGTTGTAGGTTTTTCGACAATCGTATCGGTCAATCTACCACACTTACAGGACGCCAGATTGCCAAACATATGGCTAGTAAAATCAATGAAGTCGTCACTGGAGAATACGACCACGTCGGAAAAGCAATCATATACGGAGACACAGATTCAGCCTATTTCTCAGCCTACACAAGTCTTAAAAACGAAATCCAAAAAGGTGAAATCCCATGGGACAAAGAAACGGTCATTAAACTATACGACTCAGTTGCCGCGGAAGTAAACTCGACCTTTCCAGAATTTATGTTAGATGCTTTTCACTGTCCAAAAAGCAGAGGAGAAGTTATCAAAGCTGGACGAGAAATAGTCGCACTGAAAGGCTTGTTCATTACTAAGAAACGCTATGCAGTATTATACTTTGACAAAGAAGGTAAACGATTAGATACAGAAGGCAGTCCTGGAAAAATTAAAGCTATGGGCTTAGACTTGAAGCGTTCGGATACACCTGAGTTCATGCAAGACTTCTTAAGTGAAATATTAGAACGAGTTCTTACTGGTGCTCAGGAAGAAGAAGTGCTAGAACGTATACAGGAGTTCAGAACGAACTTTAAAGCTAGACCAGGTTGGGAGAAAGGATCACCCAAACGTGCAAATAACATTACTGAATATGAAGCTAAGGAAAAGAAGTTAGGAAAAGCTAACATGCCAGGACATGTACGTGCCAGTATCAACTGGAATACGCTAAGACGGATGCACAGTGACAAATATTCAATGCAGATAGTAGATGGTATGAAAGTTATTGTATGCAAACTTAAATCTAATCCGCTAGAGTATTCGTCAGTTGCTTATCCTGTAGACGAACTTAGACTTCCTAAATGGTTTCAAGACTTACCATTTGATCATGCAGAAATGGAAGCAACTATTATTAATAACAAACTAGAAAACCTTATAGGTGTACTAGAATGGGACTTAACATCAACTCAAGAAAATAATACATTTGGTTCATTATTCACGTTTGAATAAAAAACGTATTGACTTTATAACATTTTCTAAATATACTATTAAAAAGGACAAACTATGAAAGACATTCTTCAAGACATTGTAGCTCATACAAACAAACTAGGCTTCCTTAACATTGTTAAGGTTACTGGTACAGATTCAAAAACACAGATTGAATCCATGGCCGAAGACAGGTCAGTTATTATGCAGGCAGAAACAACTAATCCATATCCGGAAATGATAGGAACATTTGGTATGCCACAACTTGAAAAGCTACGCTATCTATTAGACGGTAAAGAATACCAAGACGATGCAGTAATCGAACTTACGATTGCGCAGAGAAATGGCGAGACAGTTCCTGTAGGGTTACATTTTGAAAATAAAGATGGCGACTTCAAAAACGATTATCGTTTCATGAATCACGAACTAATCAACGAAAAGTTAAAAACTGTAAAGTTCAGAGGTGTTAAGTGGGATGTAGAAGTTACACCTGCTATTAGCAGTATTCAACGTTTTCAATTTCAAGCAGGTGCTAATACAGAACATACTACTTTCCTTGCGAAAACTGATCAGACTAATCTTGTGTTTAGTTTCGGTGATGCTAGCTCACATGCAGGCGAGTTTGTATTTGCCAAAGACGTTGCAGGTAAACTTAACAAAGGGTGGACATGGCCGGTCATGCCTATTCTTAGTATCCTTAAAGTAGCAGACGCGAATAATACAACTATGAGTTTTTCAAACGAAGGTGCTATGCAGATTACTTTAGATAGCGGGCTAGCAGTTTACAAGTATATTATTCCTGCTCAAGCATGATTATAAGCTCAATTACCGCAGGTCGTTATTTACAAATAGAAAATAGCGGCACAAGTGATCCTTATATAGGAAGTAGCCATGCTCCTATGACAGGTATGATTAGATACTGGAATAATAAGTTCGAAGTATATGACGGATCAGTTTGGATGCAGCTAGGCCAGGCATTTCCTACAATAAAGCTTCATGAAGATGCCGTAAAAGCAATAGAGTGGTCTATAAAGCAGATTGAAGCAGAAACTAAAATAAAAGAACTTTGTAAAAATCATCCTGCTGTTGAAATAGCATATCAAAATTTACAAAAGGCCTCGGATCAACTTAAAGCAACAATTATATTGAGTGAAGATGAAAGTTTGGAAACCAACAGCTAACGATACCCATTATTATTGGATTGAAGATAGCGGTTTGATAATAGGCCTGGTCCATAATGTGTTTAACAGCACTGTATGGCTGGCTAAAATATCTTCAAACGAAGATGATGTTGTTATCGGAAAATATATAACATGCGATTTTGCCAAACGAGCAGTAGAGCAGTACTGGAACATACAAGAAAGAACATTACCCAATGACACCAACAGTTAACCTAACTCCATTACAAAGAGATTATGCAGTATTTTTACCTGCTATCAGCAGTTTTTTCAGTACCTATATCAGCAAACAACGTGTAGAACAGTTTGTGCCAGATCACAGAATACCTGCACAGTTTGATAGAAAGATCGAGGGCATGAACTTTCTAAATCATGAGCAAGGCTATTTTACTTATAAGTACGGCCTGTTCTCAGCAGGTCATGCACAACTGGATATTCAAAAAAGTCTAGTTCAAGAGTCTATGATTCAGCAACGAGATAGATCTAATACTATGATATTAGGAGACTCAGGTGGATATCAGATTGGTAAAGGTGTATTAAAGTTTGACTGGTTAGACTTTGAAGGCCCAAAAGCCAATAAAGTTAGACACAGCATTTTAGAATGGTTAGAACTTACAGCAGATTGGTCTATGATGCTAGACGTTCCTACATGGGCCTGCGATCATGTTCATAGTCCAAAGACTGGATTGAAGACTTTTCAGGACTGTTTAGATAAAACTAAGTTTAACAACAAATATTTTCTAGACAATCGTATGGGTCATACCAAGTTCCTAAATGTATTACAGGGTAGCGACTGGGATACAGCAGAAGAATGGTATAGAGGCGTCAAAGAGTTTAGTGACCCAAATGGTCCCTATGCAGGACGTGAAGCAGAAGGATGGGCGTTCGGTGGTGCAAACATGTGTAAAATGGATGTAACACTTAAACGTATAATGACTCTGCGGGATGAAAACTTACTTAAAGGAAAAAACTGGATTCACTTCCTTGGCACAGCACAACTCGACTGGGCCTGTTTCTTAACTAGTATTCAACGACAAATCAGAAAGCATATTAATGAAGAAATTACCATATCTTTTGACTGCGCCTCACCGTTCATTGCCACAGCAAACGGACTCGTCTACACAAACGCACAACACACCACGAAACGTTGGGCTGTTATTATGGACAAAGCCCCAGACCTCAAAGCACTTGCAAGAACAGATTACCCATTTCCATTCGAATCAGAAATAGGTAGAAGGTTGACCTTAGGCGATATCTGTTGGTATGCTCCTGGTGATCTTAACAAAATTGGCAAGGAAGGTAAAACATCATGGGATAGTTTTAGCTATGCTCTGATGATGGCACATAATGTATACTGTCATATTGTTGCTGTACAACGAGCTAATCAGTTAATGGATGTTGAAATACAAAAAAATAAACCTGATTGGAGATATTGGAGAAAACTAAACGCTAAGGACCAAAATAGTGACGAATATAGTGACTGGGTACCTAGAAATGTGTTATACTTTGATAGATTCATTAAAGAACTTTTTGAAACAAAGACTAAACAAGAAGCATTTAACATGATCGATCGAGCTAGTGTGTTTTTACAAAGTCTACAAGGTGCAAGAGCTAATGGATGGGCTGCTGACAATACGTTTAACGAACTGTTTACGGTGGAACAGGTAACAAAGGCCACAGAAATAGATTTGGAAAATCCAGAAGACCCTGCATTAAGACAACTAGAAGAATCCTTAAATGTCTAAAGCCTTAGTAATAGGCCTTGGTATGGGCATTCAGTATGTGTCATGGTTACAAGATTTGGGTTTTACAGTTACAACTATTGACACTGATCTTAATAAGAAACCTGACTATACGGATTTCGAATTCCTCTATGACGAAGGACATAAACAAGATATCATTTATATTGGAACTCCCAACTTTACACACGAATCCATTGCTAGACAAGTGGCTAGTCATGCACAGATATTATTGATTGAAAAGCCAGGGTTTAAAAACTACACAAATTGGATGCGATTTGTTTCCGACTTTAAAAGCACCAGGGTTATGATGGTCAAGAACAATCAGTATAGGCCTGAAGTTTCTATATGGCGTGATATGGCTGCTCGTAGTGATAAGGTAAATGTATGTTGGGAACGACAACAGGGTATACCTACAAGCACATGGTTTACTAATCCTAAACAAAGTTATGGCGGAGTAAGCAGAGACCTGATGCCACATATGCTTAGTTATTATACCAACTTGACACTTTACGATTACGGCACTAAAATACACACTGTCAAAGAAGATTTAGTAGGTGTTGGAGTTGATACTCGCTGTGTTATGGAGTTTGTTGCTGCAAATGACAAAAAAACTGAATGGACACTAGTAACTAACTGGCAAACAGATGAATACGACAGCGCATATATAGAGTTCATTATAGATGAACACAGCCATATCTATGACTTGGGTGCTTTATGTCCTGCTGAACCTTATAAGGACATGATTACAACTGCAATAAAAAACATAGACAACAATGAGTTTTGGAATAGTCAATATGACCAAGATGTATGGATTCACAAACAAATAGGATTGTTATGATTACAAAAATATTGGCTACAAAAGGGCAGGGATATTTTTATGAAACTGTATACGAATATCCAGAAACATTTAACGAAGGAATCATTGTAAAAAACATAATGACTGGCGTTTGCACTAGCGATATCGCTATGATGAAAGGTAACTTTGGTCCATTACCATTGCATATGCAAGGACATGAAGGCCTGGGTGAAGTTATCAGCGTAGGGAATACTGTAAGAACTGAAGTTAAAGTCGGCGATTATGTTGCGACCCGAGGAGAACCTGCGTATGCTGATTACTATACAGTACGTGAAGGAGAGTTTGTAGTTGTACCAGAGGCACATCCTAGGTATATAATTGAACCTGTAGCCTGTGGTATTAACATTGTAGAAGGCGATATTACGGAAATAGAAGGCAGAAGTTATGCTAAAGACAACGCCAAACTATTAATTGTTGGCAGTGGGTTTTTATCTTATGTGGCATATAAAACACTTAAGTTACATCAAACAGAATATCATATTGACGTAGTAGGCAGTAGTAATAAAGATATTTGGCAACAAGATAATGTTGAACTAAAAAAATGGCCTAGCTCTAACTACGAAGTTATTATTATGTTGAATGATAAGCCAAAATACTTAGAAAGTCCTAATATTATTAACGATAATGGATTGCTGATTGATGCAGTAAGCAGAGATATCAGCAAAAAAGAAAGCGAAAACCTATTATGGCATGCTGTTACTACAAGTAGACCTAGTCCGAGACGGCCCTTATTTTTAGATTGCATGGAACAAGGCGTAGAATGGATTAGAACCGGAAAACTTAATGTTGACAGATTTTGGACTAGAAGTTATAATAGAACTACAGAATGGAAGCAAGCATTTTCGGATGGCGCAAATAGACCATCAAACTATAGTAGAGGATATATTACATGGCTTTAAACACCCAAGAACGTCAAGCAGTTGTTTATTTTACAGGGTATGAAGTAGAACATACTGTATGTCATGGTATGTATACACTATTTGTTGTAGGTACTCCACCCTTAGACGAAATATTGGAACAGGCTAAAAAGTTTGAAGTAAAACAGATATACTTCGGAACTAGTCAAAGCTTCAATCCTAAATCTGTTAGCAAAGAAGAATATGCCCCATGGGATAAAGTAATTAACGGCTGTCTAAATGCAGGGTACTGGGTAACTTTAGATTTTGATGTAAAACATATAGATGGTGTTCACGATTCAGGTTATTGCGAACATGATAAGTTCGTTCCTATGATTAGCGTTAAACTCCCATATATAAGTCTTTTGAATTATAATGCAACGCTGAAGTTAGATGACATTACTTGGGGTAAAACGAATCCTGGAGTTTGGACGCATCATTTAACTGAGCTTATGCACAAAGACAAGTATACTTATTGGGATCAGTATACTGAAGACACAGATGTACGTTAGTCTTTACTACCTGAATAATACTTGTTTGGGCCACCGAACTTTTCGCTTTTAATGTATCTACCTCGCTGTGTTTTGCCGCTGCCTTTTACACCTTGTCTACCAGTTCCATCAGTATGATCACTGTCGTGTTTAAGCCAACCGCGTCCTACACATTGGGCATATCTAACATTGCTCAATCGAGACCTGCCTACACTGCACTCGCTCTTTTTAGGAGCAGCCAGTTTTTTTTCAGAAAGAATATCAGAAAGTAGTTCAGAAATTTTCATAACCATTTATTTATCCTGTTTTTTGTTCAAAGTTAGATTATTTTCACTACCGATGCTTGACAGGATAAATTATTTAAGTTATAGTTATATTACATAAGGAGAACTTTAAATGATTACAACAAAAGTAACTAAAGGTGCTGTAAAAGAAAGTACAGAAGAACGTCTGTTCAAACTGCTAGAAAGTATTGATTGGAAGTTATGGGAAATGATGAACATGATGAAAAACCAAACTTCTGATAATAAATCAGCAGCCCGTAAACTCAAAAAAGACGAAGAATAATGGAAAAATCTATGATTTGGGTAACCTTCAACAAAGAAGGTATCCATATGTACCCGGCAGCAGCATCTGATCCTAAACTAAAAACAGGAGATGAGTATGATGTTAGTTTTTTAGGTACTCCGCATAGACACATCTTTCACTTCAAAGTATATATCGAAGTGTTTCATGATGACAGAGATATTGAATTCATTCAGTTTAAACGTTGGTTGGAAAAACTGTACAGCGAAGGTACACTCCAACTTAACTACAAATCCTGCGAGATGATTAGTCGTGACCTTCACGCTACTATCACAGCAAGATATCCAAGTCGCGAGATTTGGATTTCAGTAAGTGAAGACAACGAAAATGGTTGCTTCATTAAATTTCCATCAACTCTTTAATATTAAAAATTAAATGGCACTTTCACCAAATATTCAAAAAACCCTTCGTATTAAACCAGAAGTACATAAAATCTTCGATGACTTGGAAGCATGGTTGGATCATTGCAGGTTTAACCTTCTTCCTTTTAATCCACATGACTTATACAAGTCAAGAGAATGGAAGGAGTTTCAAAAGGGGCGCGAATACCTAGAACGTAAGGCACGTAGAGAAAGCAAGGCTAATCGTCAAGAACAAAATGGCTAAGATCTTTCTAGTAGACTTAGAAAGCGTAGAGACCCGCTATACAGGACAGTGGAAACACCATGTACCCGAAATTCTTACAAGACAAGGACATGAGGTTCACGTTATCTCTGGTCCTACGGATATTCCTAGCGCCACTACTCCTGGCGCTTTTCTTAATTTTGGTGGCACCAATATATATAAGTCTAGCCAGGTTGAACAAATGGGTAGGCTTTTTTGTGATGGAGCCGTTAAACCTGGCGACCATTTTATTTTTACTGATGCTTGGCATCCAGGCATCATAAACTTAAAATATATGAGTTCTTTACTGAATATCCCAGTAAAGATTCACGCACTGTGGCACGCCGGGTCATACGACCCTCAGGACTTTTTAGGACGTCTTATTGGCAATAGTCCATGGGTAAGACATGCTGAGAAAAGCTTCTTTAATGCTATCGACCATAACTACTTTGCCACAAACTTTCATATTGAGATGTTTGTTCGTAACTTGTTAAACGACGGACTAGATGAAAATCCTTGGATTGACGAAGATATAGAAGATGCTCTATATGGAAAAAGACCCTACTTTGTAAGGTCAGGTTGGCCCATGGAGTATATGCAGGAAACTCTGTCTCCGTTTAAAAATCTTAAAAAACGTAACCTTATATTGTTCCCGCATCGTCTCGCTCCAGAAAAACAGCTAGAGATATTCAAAGACTTAGAACTCATCTTACCTCAATATGAGTTTATAGTATGTCAGGAAAAGACCTTGAGTAAAGATGAATATCATAAACTGTTAGGTCAAGCCAAAATGGTATTTTCAGCTAACCTACAAGAGACACTGGGTATTAGCTGTTACGAAGGATGCTTAGTTGATGCTATTCCATTCGTTCCAGATAGACTAAGTTACAAGGAAATGTATTATGAAGGCTTTAAATATCCTTCTAAATGGACAGAGAGTTGGGATAGTTATCTTGCTCATAGACAGGATATTTGCTATAATATCATTACACTGATGGAGAACTATGAGAAACAAATACCTCAAATCCGTAAACAGGCTGAGGATTTGACTCAAAACTTTTTCAGTGCCACTAATCTTTTCGCCAACTTAAAATAGGATTTCCTATGAAACTAAAAATCTTAGCAGCAAGTATTGCTCTTGCCTGCGGTTCACTCTATGCGCAATCTCTAACTCAACAAGCATTTGAAACTGGAGAATATGGTAGAAGCAGAGCATTGCCCAGTGTTAATGCCAGTGCTGCCTATGCCCGGGGATATACAGGCAAAGGCTCAGTGATTGCAGTTTTAGATTCTGGCATCGATGTTAATCATGCAGAGTTCGTGAATAAGATTTTGATGGTAAAAGACTTTAGTAACTCAGGAACTATAGCAGATAGAGTAGGACACGGCACCTATGTTGCAGGAGTTGCTGCCGCAGCTAAAAACAATATCGGTGCCCATGGTGTAGCCTATGACGCTAAACTTATTGTTGGTAAGGTAACTAATACAGGTGTCATTACCAGCACTAATGCTTTAAATGCAGCTAGTTGGGCGGCTCAAACTGGTGCAGATGTAGCAAACATGAGTTTGAACTTTACCCTATCTTCAAACAATCTTAAACCTACCTTGATTGCACCGGGTGTATATAAAACAGCATATACCAATACGGGTAACTTGCCTTTATCTTTCAATGCTACACAATGGCGTAACAGCATTCCTGGAGACATGGTTATTGTAGTTGCATCAGGAAATGATGGCACTGCGTGGTCTGGAGGACTAAGTCAACTTGCCACAGCAACAGATAGTAACGGTAATCTAATGCTAGGCGGGCGTATGATTATTGCAGGAAACTGGAATAGTCAAACTAATAAAGGAACTGGTAGCGGCAATAATGGCGCTGCTCATTTATGTATGATAATGACAAATAACGTTTGTCAAGACAAATATAGAATGAGTGATTTCTATTTGCTTGCACCTGGAGTGGGCATTACTAGCATTGATACTAGAGCACGATCTGGAACGTCATTCGCTGCTCCTACAATCAGCGGTGGTGTTGCTATTATTCATCAAATGTGGCCCCAGATGACTGGTGCTAATGTTGCAAAACTTTTGTTATCCACTGGTAATAAAAATATCGCAGGCTATAATGTTGTGCTACATGGGCAAGGGCTAATGGACTTAGATCGAGCTACTCGTCCTGTTGGTATGGTAGGTATTCCTACCACAGGTAGATTGTCAGGTCCAATCATCCCCGGAGCAGATCCTTTATTGCTTACAGGTGGTTCAGCTAGCACAGGTGGACTTACTGGCATTATGGTAGTGGATGATTTCCAACGTGACTTTTATATTAAAGGTAAGGCATTTACAGCATATACCAGAGGACTTGACTTTAATCCTAAACAGGCATTGATGCCCTACGAGACTAAAAATCTTTACACACAGTTTAACTCATATGTAGATAGAACTCACGCCTCTGTTAATAACTTTGAAATGTCCATCTACAGTGACGCTAATCAAATGATTACGGCTCCTACTATGTTTGAAACTGCCTATACAGTAAAAACAAGTCAAGGAGATATTAGACTGAGCGGAGGGACGTTTACTGAGTTTAATACATGGTTAGGCAATAGTGTAAACAGTTTTACAGGATCTGCTCGTAATACTGAAAGTGCCACACATTTCTTAGGCTTAGGATATTCTAAAGAACTTAGTGATACCACTGTATATGCTAACATGCAACATGGGTTTACTAGAACTAATGCAAACAGCGCCAACATTGCTAAACTAGGTACAGTTCGTAGCTATAGTTGGACATTAGGTGCAGAACATAAACTGACTAAAAACAACAGCGTAGGCGTTATGGCTTAT